TTCGGAGGATTGGCATAGAAAAGTTGGTTCGCCGTTCCAGCCAAACCCAACGTTAAAAAAAAGACATCTCTAACCCGGTTCACCCACCTCGACCATTCGGTGTCGGACACTCGAGGAGAATCCTCTTTTTTAGTTGGAACTTCCGCATCATCTAACGATTCCGACGATGGCATAAACGATCAATCCTTTCTCGTCGGGGGTTTACTCTAACCGATTAATTCCAATACCTCTGCGTATGGAGCAGCGACAGTTGTGATGTACTTTGTCTCGGTTTTATCGATAAGCGTTGCGTGTTCAACCACGCGCATCTGTTTTCCAGCTTCATAATTTGCAGCAACAAACACTAAATCACCCATGGAGTAATCTAAACCATACTTGAAATGCGATGAATTAACTTCGCATTCAATCAGACCCACCGGTTGTTGTGCATTTGAAATATCGGTAATTCTAGAATACAACACGTCTATCGGGTCAGATGGTGTAGCACTCGTCGCTAAATCCCAATCTTTAGCATTTACAGAAACATTTCGACAATCCCAGCCAGTAGCGGTTTGTGATAAAGCTCGTTGAGCATGACCGTTGGTCACAGCATAACCGCCAGTTTTTCTATCTTGGTTTGACCATACATATCGTGGTTTAACAATTTCATCGCGAGACGAATTAAACTGTACCAGATCGCTTCGATTTTCTCCAAGATAAACTATGAATCTAAACTCTGGAATTGTGTCGGTTGGTCTAGACACCTTTAAACCAATGTCTGCTGCTCTTAAAATTTCATATACAGCATCCGATAGATAAGAAGGGCTTTTGATCACGCGCGTCTTTGTCGCTACTTCATAAAAGACACCAACACTTTCGACAACCAATACGTTAGGGAGAGCTTCGATGGGCCCTAAAGTGAGGGCCCCGGGGTTGTAATCGTCGGGGTTGACCAAATACCTATCCAACAAAGTACTCACATGAAGCCAAGAGTAATCTGCTGGCAATTCAAACTCCATCGGAGACGTTGAATATACACCCATTTGTTCTACTGGTGCTGGTGCCCAATCTGGTGTTGCCATGCTGTAGGTAACCACTCGATGATCCATAATTACAGCAGCTGCACAACGACCGTAAACTTCAAGTTTCGCATGTCCGGGCTTGATTTCATCGATGATAGCCGTTTCAACTTCCATGACCACATCGGTGTTTGTGTGAGAAATGAAAGTCCCTGGAGCGAATAATGACACGTACTGCTCGGTTGGATCACATACGATACGAACCTCTCCGCCAGGGTAATTGTATCTTTCTACCCACAAAACAGAATCGAGCCCAGTAATATGTTCCACAACGGCATAGGTTTCTTTTTCAAGAGTAAAAAGATCCATTATTACACCCCCCAGTATGTGTATCGATGATCGGCCCTTGTAAACTCGTGACTTGCTGATACGCCAAAGAAATTCCAACCAGGATAAAGATACGGCCAAATAGAGCCCCAATAAATCTTATCAACTAAAGATCTATTATCAACACCAGTACGAATTAGAGTAATATATTTATTATCTCCCGCACTACTAATATGGATAATGTCTCCAGCGATGAAATCATGGTGTACCCAAAAGAAGTACTTATCAGGATTTTTAAGGTCGTTAATTCGCAATTCACCAACATCTGCCGTACAAGTAACCTCCATAAAGAACCCGTGTGGTGCAGAAGACAACTCGTCGGTGTAACTAATATAGGAATACCCATACGTCTCTGGATCTGGGCCAACAGCAATTGTAGTGTTTTCGGTCGAACAGATAAATGGATATGGGCATGTGAGCGTCAGTTTAAGATCCGTCTCCGGAGCAAACTGCGATGTCTCGACCTTGCTGACCACTCCGAACAAACTACCGATATACGTAGAGCCATTCATGAACCGAAGTTCAAGCTTGCTTTCCGTGTTGTATTCGATCGATTGAATATTATAGGAAATGGCTTTATAGATTGTGTCCCGAAGATCACCGATAGTGGTCCCTTCTCCATAATTAGGATTAAGTGAGAGAAGGAGTGCCACCACACGTTCTTTGGGCTGCATTCGGAAGAACTTAGGTCCATCATTGTACGTATTCAGAATCTCTTCAACATCAAGTCCTGTCGCGGCCTTCAAAATATAAGGATTAGATCGATTTGGGCCGCCGACCGAAAAAGTAGCGTGAGTAATCTGAAGAATACCCGTCTTAGGGGAACATAACTGGATCTCGGTGATGTTCATACGTTAAGCTCCTCCTTTGCGAGTGCAATCTGTGACCTAGTATTCCGATAAATATCGCTCGTGCTCAACTCGTGAGGAGCATTATTGATTTGCGTGAACTGAATTGGCTGGACCGGCTTATCGCCCAACTTCGACGGATCTACGGCCGAGGCCGCGGCTTGTTCCTGAGCAACTACCGCCAACGACGTCGCCTGCTGTGTGGACAAAGTCGGATCGATGGTCGGTGTCTCCCACAGATTATTCATATCGTTAGCGCCCTTTTTGACATCAGTCAAGTCAAGAACAGGCTTGATGGTTGGAGTATCATTCCACATGACCTCTGGGTTAACCGTTTGGTCACTAAGCCCATTACGAAGACTTGCCATGACGTCACTACTTAAAGCACCAGCGCTATCGGCAGCATCAGTGTTACTCTTGATACCAACCGCAAGACCAGCGGCAATGTTGTAACCAAGACGAGTCGTAACTCGAGATGGAGAATGAACTTCCCAAGGATGAGTAAGTTTATACAACATATCGCCAGCAAGCTCTTGAATTGCTTCCTTTACGCCGCCAGCACCAGAGGAAAGACCATTGGCCAAACCTTTGATGATTGCTTTGACAAAGTGACGAATTGAATCGTCGAGTTTATCTCCGCCACCTTCAATCGCATTTGCAATTCCGTCAAGAAGAGCAGTGGCAACCTTGATGGCACTCTCGGCGATGGCGATTGTTGCTTTAGCCAACGCTTCCATGAGCTTGGTGATGAACCCAGACACAGCAAGAGCCAATGCTTCTGCTTGATCGCCCATTGCGTTGATGAAATCGATCGCCATTTTGGCTCCCATTTTGACAAAGTCTGGGATTTTCTTATCGATCTCAAGCATGAGAGTCAAGATGAACAACGAAACCGCAGTAACCACGTCGGCAACGTTGGCCGTAAGGCCATTCAAGAACGCAACTAATAACTCAGCGCCCTTTGCAGTTAATGTCGGCATTTGTAACGTGAGCGCCGAAAGAAGCTCGGTGATAATTGTTCCGACAATAATGGCAATGTCAAAGATGTGATCAGCAATACCTTGCAGAATCGTCTGCAAGATCATCCAACCGGTGTCGATCATTGCTTGGAAATTATTAGCAATGTAATCGGCAAATCCTTGAACGATGGAGCCGAGTGTTGCAACGATTTCCGGGACCTTCTCTTGAATAAGAGTCAGCACAGCGCTAATTACATTACCAACATTCACCAAAAGATCCGGGATTGCTGAAAGAAATGATTTCATACCTTCAACAGCACCATCAGCCAAAGACTTCATGAACTTAGGGATGAATGTTAATACATCTTCCCCAACAGTTGACAGTTCTTTGATTGCCAGAACAACCACGTAGATTGCTCCAGCGAACAATAGTACGCCGAGGCCAGATAAAGCCAAACCAAGACCAAGAACCCATACGGCAGCTGCGAATGCAGCTAAAGCTTCGGTAGCACCGCTCTCGGTAAGAAACAGCGCGCCAATAGCAAGAATACCGAGGAACACTACGATCCCTAAGAGAAGCGCCAGAACCTGAAGCACTCCGATCTCAGACAAAGCCATAAGTGAAAGGGTAAGAACCGCAATCGCAGCAGCAATAATAACAATAGTGGCCGCTCCTTCAATAGCTTCTTTACCATTAAGGGCTCGAACGGCCAACACAAGAATAAACATGGTTGCGCCCAGAGCAAGAACGGCACTAAGCAGATGATCCGTTGCGCCAAGCTCTTGAATAGCTTTTGCCATGATAACCATCGCGATAGCAACCACGCCAATTCCTGCGGCGGTTTCAAGCATACGCTTAGGATCGCCCATCTCGCGAACCGATAAGGTGACGATCGCGATTACAGAAGCAAATGCAAGAAGGCCTTGAACAAGAACCTCGATCTGCATGGTTCCGAACATCTCGACGACCTTAGCAAGACCCATTAAAGCAAGCGCAAGGAATGCAATCCCAAGACCCTTTACTTCAGCGTCTTCCGGGACGAATCGAATGGCCGCAACAATAAGAAAGATCGACGTAGAAACCCCAAAGAGACCCTGCTTAATGACTTCCATGTCCATCTGACCAAAGTCTGAAATGGCTTTGATCAACTTAGAGACGGCGACAGATAAAGCGATGATTGCTGCCGACGCGGCCAGCATATGCTCAGGTTTACCCATGATTCGAATCGAAGTTGCCAAACTCAGCATCACGAGATCGACGGCGCCAATACCCTTAGCCAACTCTTCAAGACTCATCATCGAGAACAGTTTAACGGCCAATGCAAGTAGAAGGATGGCTCCAGCCATGATAACCATAGCAGTAGCAGCACCAATTACCGCCGCGGTTTGACGACCACCCTGAATCTTCTTGTTTAAATGCTCAAGAGTTTTAGATAACTCAACAAACCCGCCAGCAGTAATAGCTAATGCAAGCGTAAGTTTGGCTGAATCAAGCATACTCAAGATTGCTAAAGCGGCAGTAAGAATCAACATTGCTTCCGCAATCTTCATGATGGCTTCGGCCTTGATTTCTTGCTGCATTGTTTTAAGGGTTGTTTGCAACTGAGTGAAAACGCCTTTGAACGTCTTCATAAAGTTACCGCCAACCAAAGTACCAAGAAGACCATTGTCAAGAAACTTACTAACGATCTTGTACAAGGCGGCAAAGAGACCAACGTTCAATGCATCCTGAAGAAGGTTGAAATCCCCAGATTTAAACGCATCGGCAATTCCAGGAATGAATTGTTTGAACCATTCAACTCCCTTTTGAACTTGCTGTCCAACCCAATCGAATACTTTACCTAAGAACTCCCCAACCTTAGTGAGGGTTTCCCAACGATCGGAAAGTCGACCGGTAGCATCACCAAGAGCATCAAAGCCTTCTGGCTTCTGGAATTTGCTAAACAGATCGACGACCATATCTTTGAACTTGCTAAGAGCATCGACTATTGGCTGAAGTTTGGGTGCAATGTTCTCCTGATATATGCTTATGATAGCATCCTTAAGAGATTGCAACTTCTCAACAGCAGACTTAATTGGGCCGGTGATGTCGATATTTCTAACAAAGTTGAAGATTGGGGTGAGCCAATCAGAAAATACCTTCTTAATGCCACCGTCGTCGATAAGAACATGCTTAAGCCAGGTTAAAGCATCGCCAAGTTTAGCAAACAACTCGAGCGTACCACCACCGGCGCCAGCAACATGAGACACCGCGCCAAACAGATCAAAGAACACCCCAACAACAGCTTTGATGATCCCCCAACCAATTGCTAGAATTGAGAAGACCCCGCCAAATATGCGACCAAGACGCTCGAGAGTATCTTGTGCTGGGATGAGTTTCTTAGTAAACTCCTGGATCTTCTCAGAAATAATAGCTAGTTCCAAGCCCGATTTCCTAGGAAATGCATCTCGGAAAGCTTTCTGAACGACCATAAATACAGAAGCTAAAGACCAAAGAACGTTACGAAGACTCTGAATAAGCGAAGTTCGCCCACCAAGAAGCATCCAATCTTTAAGAATGTCGTTTCTTGTTTTAGCAGATGCCCCGATTATTCCGCCAAAAACGGTATACAAGCTACTGAACAATTCTTTAGCTTGTTCAAAGTTTCCTACGATGTACTTAAAGCTGTCAGCCCAGCCAGTCCCGATTGCTTCTTTAATTGTGCCCATTAACTGACTGAAGGTTTTTACCTCAGTAGCAGCAAGCAATGCATTATGAGCTACTTCAAGTATACTAGTGGCTTGTTGTTGGGTATACCCTTTGGTGATTAATTCTGATTCGCTTAAATCTCCAGATAAAGACTGCAAAGAAAGAGTAAGAACGTCTGCTGTGAACACTCCTTCAGACATAGCATCACGAAAGTTTCCACCAGCTTTTTTCCACTCATCAAAAGATTGACCAACTGGGGAATCTGTAATAGTGCCAAGAGCTTTCGCAGTTTCAAAAAGGTTTTTCTGAAAAATCTCTCCGCCCATACCACCAGCATTTGTGACCGACAACCAATCTTGAGCTTTTAAAGTCCCAGAAGACATTGCCTGTGACAATTGATAAGAAACACGTGCCATATCTTCAGCACCGGTACCAGTAATTGCAGCTAGGTTACCAATACCTTTAATGGAAGAAACAGATTTATCAAGATCAACACCAGCAGCAGTAAATGTGCCAATATTTTTAGTCATCTCGCCGAAACTATAGATGGTTTGATCTGCATAACCATTCAACACATCTAATGCATCAGATACTTGTTGAAGAGTTGTTCCTTTTGACGCGGTATTACCAAGAATGGTTTGGATTGAAGTCATATTAGTTTCATACTCTTTAAAACCATCATTAATTGGCGCGATAGTTAACTCTTTAGCCATCCGTTCGCTAAATCCGATAACTTGGTTTGTGAGGTTGTTAATTACGGTGAAACCAGCGACACCCATTGCTGAAAATTTTGAAGAAATAGAATCAACCGCCAGACCAATACTATCCATAGAGAACGTTTTGGCAGCAGCCGAAACATCATTAAGACCCTTAGAGGCCCCATCAAACTTCAAGCTTTCTTTAAGCTTTTGTAGTACGCTTAAAGTACCACTAGTCTTCTTATCAAACTCTTCGTTGTCAAACTTCATCTTGACAACTTTAGTATCGATAGCATCAGCCATTCTTTTTCACCTCTTCCCATACCTTGTTAGCGATGTCGTCAAAAATTGGTCTAATTGCTGGACTGATAAAATCTCGTCCCTGAACCCATCCACCAGTTCTTGTTGCGTGTCCATACTTGATAAGAATCACTACTGGAACGCCAGTGACAACATTTCTATTATGCCAAGAAATAGAATAGTGTTTGCCCTTTTTGGTTATTGTGTAAAACCAATCGGAAGCGGTAAGCCCACTATCAACTGGTGTAGCAGAAGCCAATGCATCACAGCCACGTTGTCCATACTTTTCTAGTATAGAGTATGGAGTACCAGCCTTCATCTTTTTCAGGAATATTTCAGTATTGTCAAAAGAGCCGCTTGACGATGCACTGATCACAGAAGCTCCTTTTTTTCGTTAGGCAAGATCTCCGTAAAGATACCACTCATCGGTGCCAACTTTTTCAAGAAATACATGACTGTACTGACCATTACAATCAACTAAAGAGCCACGCGATAAAATGGTTACACCCATTGCAGCGAGAATAGTCGTAGTCCCACTACCTCGCTGAACCACTTCCATCACGGTTCCGATATCCCAAGCCACATCAGCATTCGAAGAAATAACAACATCATTTGCTGATGCCACATTCATTTCAATAACTTTTCCAGCGTCAGAAAGTACTGGTGCATAAGTAGCGGTTTTTCGAACAAAAGTCTTAGCCGCAAGACGCACATCTGCAATCAATTCGTCAACGTGCTCGGCAGTGTAACTGTTTACAGCAACCATGAAAACTCCCTATTCATAGGTTGACGAGATCTTGTAATCGCCAACAGTCGGGGTTCCAATAGTAGCCCCATCGATTTGGAATGTATTAGCGTCTAACATCTCGATAAGATAGTCAGGGCCCGTTGCTGTCCATGTTCCGGCGCCATCTTCTGTAATGACAACGCACATGATATCAATAATGTCGCTAACCGTAGGGAGCCGCGGCTCAACCGATTCGGTACCGTATAGGTAATCTTCTAAAAGCGACAAAACTTCAGGCCGAGTAGTTCTTGAATCGATAACTAAATGCGCAGTCGGACGATTGCTAGGGAATACTTCTGGTGAAGCGTTAAATGTCCAAGAAAATTCGATAGGTTCTACGTTGGTGTCAATTGTATGAGCAGAGATATCATCCCCAACAGAAGTCAGGTTGTACAAAATATGGATCTTGTACCCTAGATCTGTACCATCAACATCGTTACCAACAATGGTCCGATATGAAAGCCCAAATGTGTCCCTTGGCTGACTATCGAGAAATAGTCCCTCTCCAGTGTCAGCATAGCCATCAAATACCATGAACTCATCAGGATAAGTGATGGCCTTGACTTTTGCGGTGAATTCACCATCAGTAACAACGTCGAAAGTTTTTACACCATTGAAATAGATTGGGGTGGCGGATACACCTTCGTGCACCTCATCGACCGACACTAATCCACTCCAAGAAAACCCTTTGGCCCGTGCCGAATAGCCTGAGCCGACAAGGTGTAACGGAGAATAGAGTACTCCACGATCAACACCAAGTTCGTAAACTCGTTCACCGATCTGATCCCATAAAAGTTTGGTCATGGAGTACCCCCTAACCACTAGTTCCAAGTTGAGCCCTGCGTGCAGCATTGAGCTCTCGGTTTCGGGCAGCAATTTCACCCTTTGACATTTTCTTTTCCTTAGAATTCTTGATCCCACAAATTCTAAGTAAGGCAAATAGACGATTTAAGTTCCAGTTTTCAGCTTCAAAAGGAACGTTATACGAAACCATCCAGAAATAAATTAGCTCCGAAGTGACTGTTTCTCCAGCACGACGGGCTTTGTCTTGTCGGGTCTCGACAAAAGTAGTTGCCGATTGAGGCGAACCAATATACGCATTAATGTCTTCATAATTCTGTTTAGTGAATTGATCAAACATGTTTGGTGTGAAATTTGGACTCAACATCATTGCTTCGATGTAGTACTTTACTTCTTCATCGGTTTTTTCTTCGGTGCCTAAGAATGGTTTTCCAAACTTTGACTCCCATTTTGACAGTGCGGCCAGAGAGTGTTCGAGTTCTAAGACGGTTTCCTCTGAGTATTTGAACTCAGCAAGTTCTTCATCATAGTACTCTGCTCCAGTTAAGATTAGTTTGAACACTCTCTGGCCTCCTGTCTAATTCATCACGGATCCCGGGTGAAAGCCCAGTCGCTATCGCTGTACGACGCAAGAGCATAGCCCGTGGTCGCCTGCGCGGTGATGGTCATGTGACCACCAGCAGTACCGATGGTGACCGTACCGGTAACGGTTGCGCCAGTGTCGGCACGCTTGTACCGAACGCCAGTGACGGTCGGGATGGTGATAACACCAGTCGAAGACACGAACGTAGGCGCCGTGGCAACAACATCGGTGATCGAACCAGAGAAGAACGCCAGAACATCATCCGGAAGCGGAAGCCGCGGATCAACACCAACGCTACCGTACAGAACGGCTTCGAGATCAGCAAGAGCGCCGGAAGCAACCTGCGTCGAGTCAATCACGATAAGCGCCGTGGGCTTGTAGCCCGTGACATTCACCGGAACGGTGGACAGCTTGTAGCTGAACGTAATCGCCTCGGGCGAATCGTTAACGGTGGCATAAGCCTTCTCAGAAGGAGCAGCGGTGATGCCGTACATGAGGTGCAGCTTGTAGCCGAAGTCCTCACCGTCAACATCGTTACCCTTCTTGGTGCGATAGCAAAGCCCGAAGGACTTACGGCTCTGCTGACCGACCGTAACACCAGGGGTCGGAACAACAACACCATCATACTCTTCGAACTCAGTCGGATAGGTGTACGCCTCAAGCGTAGCCTCGAGCTGCTCCGAAGAGATCAGGTTAAGGTACTTGATGTTGTCGGCGTATTTGGCGTTAGCTTCGGCGCCAGTGGGAGACTCGGTAACGGTCGTAAGACCATTCCAAGCAACGCCACTGGTGTAATCACCACTAACGTCAGGCATGTAAAGAACACCGCGGTCAACGCCCGTCTCGTAGGTACGTTCGCCCGTGGTATCCCAAGTGAGTGCAGTCATGATACTCCTTAGAAGTACAGGTTGAAAACAGTGTGGTTGAGTTGATCAGCCACATAGAAACGAAGAAACACGCAAGACGGTAACTTAGCAACCGATTCAGGAATGAGACTATCTGGGTCTCTATCAATCACAGTAACCATGTATCGTTTTTTGTGCATATAAGGATTGTTATCGGCAAATTTAGTATCGATGTCGTCAAGCTGATAAACAATACACGGATAAGTCATTGCGATCGTTGGTGGTGGCTGAAAATATGCCTCGGACACACCAGGAAGAGCAACTAACAAGGCTTGAAGCTGAGAACGAGGCGCCATTATGGATCTCCAAGAGGAAAGGGCCCGTTATATACTTTGCCCAAGCTCAAAATTAGCCTTGGGTGCTTTACTTCGACATCAGTAACTGTCCAAGCAACACCTTGCCAAATAACATAACGGATCGCAAAGAAATGTTTAGTCGCGTATTCGTCAGCAACAATACTAATAGAATTACTGACTGATATATTATCATTAAGGCTTTCGCCATTCTCTAATTTTCGGGAATTCCTAACCACATCTCCATAATAAGGAAGTTCTGTGATTACTTCAACCCAAATACCAGAATCAGTCGGTACTTCTTGAGATTCGCCATAACCGACTTTACCAGAAAATCGATTCATCCGAATCTCCTAGTTAGTTCAGGAATCCTCGCGGGTGAACGCCCACTGATCATCGTTGTCGTTGTTGAACGCGTACGAGCTGCTGGACGGGAACGCGTAGATGACGACGGTGTCGCCAGCCGCGATCGCGGTCTGAGGACCAGCCGACAGGGTCGAACCGGCAGCGTTCTTGTACACAACGCCAGTCTGCGTGTGGATGGTCACGACACCGGTGCTGCTGTTGAACGTGGGCGCATCAGGCATGATGAGGGTAACCGAACCCGCAACCTTCTTAACAACCAGAGCCGACTTCAGCTTCACGAGAGCACCGGAGATCCGGGTCTCGATCAGGTACTTGTAGTTGTTGTAGTCGATATCGAAATCGTCAAACATCGACACCTGGCCACCACGATCCGCACCAAGCACGTAA